TTTTACCTGCCACGGTTCGCCGCCTCTATTGCGTCGTCCAGTATTTCTTCTAACTCGTCTTCATAGTAATCCACAACGTTTCTAAATTGGATGTCTGCGGCTTTATAGATAAACGGCTGAGGTGTTCGCCGAGTTTGCGCTCGACGCATCAAACGATCCGTAAACGTGACCGGATCACCAAAAAGGACACGACCCACGTAAGGAATCTTTTTACGTCCTACCCGAACCACGCCGCCTTTTGTGGTGCCGCTGGTCCTAATGTCGTTGCGAAGCCGTCCGCTTCGTACCGGCGCTTGTCTGCGTGCTTCGTCGGCCACAATGTCGGCGGCGCCCTTATGGATGTCCTTGAACCGTTTCTTAAAATCGGCGTCAATGCGACCCATGAGGCGTTGGGCTTGTTTTAATCCCTTTATCTCTATTGTGGTTAATCTACCGATATTTCGTTTTGCCACGGCTTCGGGCCTGCCTCGCTGCTTTTTCTTCGGCTTTAACTTTCTCGTTCCATGCAGTTAGTAGCCCCATGAGTGCTAAAGAATCGGCGTTTAATAAAACATCCAAGGGTTGTCCGGTGTTAAGAGCTAGCACCCCTAACTGGTAGGCGTAGCTTCGTCGGCTAAAGGGGTTTCGTCGGCCTCGAATTCCACCGTATATCCGGCGTCGAGCCACTGATCGAAATCTAGGCCGTCGTGTTGAGATACACGGCGTGCAGCTTCATATCCGAGCCAGTAAATATATTCCAGTCGTGGGCTTTCGCCCATTTCTAAAATAGATACGTTAAATTTTCGCTCGAACGCTATAAATAGCGCCCCTGTGCCGTCGTATTTCCGGACAACGCCTTGGTTGTCTACGACTTGGATTTGTGCCCGCAGCATCATTTACTCCTATGGTTAGCTTGTGGCTTGTACGACTGCGCCGGTTATTGGCCACGAAACCGAAGCGGTGGCGAGTTCACCCACTGTTCCGTTAATCGACGGCCATTCGGTTACTAGAGCGCTAAACGTCCACTGGGGGTTCGTTGTCGCTGTTGCCGCCGCCGAGTTCTTGACTACAACGGTTGTGACTGTCCCAAGTAGCGGACGTACCGTGGCTTGCACATCAGAGGCCGCTAGATCCTGATTAAACTCAAGATCAATAGTGCCCGATTTGAGGCCGCCGATCATGGTTCTATTGTCATCGCCCATCGCTGTAGTTTCGAGCTGGTCAGCTTCCTCACTAAACGTTATAGACGTTACGTGGTCGCTAAGATCAACACTGTTAATGGTGACCGAAGCGTTATTTAACATAAATGCGGCCATTAGTTATCATCCTTTTTGCTTGTGGCCCGACTAGCGGCCAAGTGACCGCCCTCTACTAGAGCGTCAATATTTACGCCTAGTTTATTGAGGTCTTTCTCTGTGACTGTTTCGCCTATCTTCCCAAAAGTCACGTTCCCGGCTTTTATCTTGTAGTCGCTCATACGGCGTAAACCTCTAAATCTAATCTCATACCCATGAATTCTCCTTCTCCGACAACTATTTGTCCATAGTCCGCAACTCTGATTACCCGAGCGTCGGAAGCTGTACCGCCTAGCGTAGTGTCTCCGGCGATTGCGTTATAGACACTTGCCGTACCCGAAACGTAGCCGTCGAGTTTGTCTTGGGCTGTTTCTGCGTAAAAGCGTTGCGCTAATACCAGAATCTCAAAATTAAACCGCTGTAGCTGGCTTGCATTTGTGGAAGCTCCCATCGAAACGTTGTATTCCACGGGAGGACTGCCAGGTATCACGACCGCCGCCGGAGGTACAAGACGATCGGGAACTGTGTCGAATACGACAATCAGCCCGGAGAGCGTTTCTAGACGGGTTTGTATTCCGTCTTTAATAGCGGCGTAATCGGCCACTATGCGACGCCTATTCGCCTATAACCCGATAAGAGCCGCTGAATGTCAGGGTCTATTCTAGATACCCGGATTGGCCCAAAGTCGTTTACAACGCCAGCCATAACGCCTAAAGGACTGCTGCGGCGCTGAAACAGGCGAGCCGACAAAATCAAGGCCGCTTGTGCTACCGCTGAAGGAACAGAAGTCTGGTAGCCCCATTTCGCCGTTACCTGAACCGTGGGGCGGTCGCTTGTGTAACGAGGAAACGGGCCGGAAACCGAACGAATACAGTTAAACGGCGCCGAATTACCTACGACAATAAAGTCGCTGGTAATGGTAAGCGTCGTGTCGTATGTGCCGTTGTTACTGTCGTCCTGTTTAACTACCAGAGAAGTGGTCGTGTAGAAGTCGTCCGTATACACCAGCACGTTACTTGACGGCTGATAAACCCGCGCCGTGGCGCTGCCGTCCGCTACAAACGTCCTACCACAAAAGTTGTTTATCTCGTCTTCTGCGGCGTCTATAGCGTCCTCGATGTAGGCGTCTTCCGACGTTGTACCGGAAGGAATACCCAAAGAGGCTTTAACAAGTGCGGTGCTAGTGTAATTCGGCATTACTTCTTAGCTGCGGTTTTTTTGGCCGGAGCTTTCTTTTTTGCTGGGGCTTTTTCGGCCACGTCGCCGGGTTTTTGAACCCTGCTAGCTGCCTGCTTTTCCCATAAATCGTCGTGTGTGCTCATTGGTTCCTTAATCCAAGTAGGGCGCCCAATCGCCTAGTTGATTAGGCGCCCTACCGGGTGTCATTCCCTCTAGTTACTAGAAGGTCGGTGCAATAAGGCCAGTACCAGTGATTGCACTAATTGCCTTGGGATAGCGGCCTGGGACAAAACCACAGTACTGATACATAACTAACGTGAGTGTTAAGTTAAGTCCGGCGGTTTCGTCCATACGCATCATCATTTCGCCATCCTCAAACAAGAGCATGTCGTTTCGAGAAACCACATAGACAGCGTCTTCTGTACCTGCTCCAAGATTGGTACGAATGTTTGCGTCGGTTACAACGGGTATACCGGCAATTTGTGTTCCGGTGTTTCCGTAGCCGGCAACTGGTCCGGTTCCCATCGCATTTTGTGGCACGTTAGCTACAGGCACCACAAGCGGGCGGCTATTGCCGTCGCTTGAGCTCTGAAGCCATGCGAGCCGTCGAGGGTGCATTACCAGTAGATCAGCGGGGCGGTAAATGCCGCTGTTGATCTGCTGCACTGCGTCAAGCAACTTAGAGTAAAACTCCGCTGCTGTTGGGCTTGCGTCGTTATAAGTAACGGCGTTTATGCCTGTTACCTGTGAAATGCCGAGAAGCTGCCCAGATGAACCAGAACCGTTTATAAGTTGATTGTCGAGGGTTGTTGACATAGCCGAGGCCATATCACTAGTTACCAACGCATCAATACCGGTGCCCCGCTCCATAGCCTGTCTGCTCAGCTGCTGGCCGCTAGCTATGGTGCTGATGTTGCTTGTCAATAGCGTGTCGTCAATATCGGTCTCTGATACGGCGGCGTTTTCGCTGGCTTGTATTGCTGCGGTTGATCCGGTGGTAACTCTTGAAATATTGAGGGTCATACCAGAGTCAGGTAGCGGAAGGTTACGGCATTGGTCGGCAAAAGGACGGCCTGCGCGAGCCAGTGGCGCTGCAAGGTCTGTCAAGTATTGCGGAACAACTAGACCGGCATAGTTAGCTGTCGAGCCGTCACGGTTTACGACCATTTCTTGTTGGTGGCGTTGGATACGTTCCGTTGCTGCAACATCCTTAGAAACAACGCTATCGATAAAGTCTTTAACAAAAGAAACGTCGTGTTGGTTGTCTTGCCGGTAGGTGAGCGGTTCTTCTTTAACGACCGCTTGGCCGGTTGCTGGTTCTTCGGTTGGGTTTTCTGCGTTCAACGCTCTTACCTCTGCTCTCATGGCGTCAGCTTTAAGCGTTGCCTCTTGCATTTTTCGTAAATCCTCAATTCGACGGTCAAGACTGCTAGCGCGATCTTGAAAGTCTGCAAGGTTTTTGTCTTCTTCTTCAGTGAGGTCGCGCACTTCGTCCGCTGCTCTGTTCACTAAAGCCGTTTGCATAGCCGAAATTTCGGCACGCTCTGAAATCAACTGATCTAACAGTTTCATAAAGGGTTCTCCTATGTCACGTTCGTTTCATCGAAGGTGGCGACAGGTGCAACCGCGGCGTGTCGTCGGCGTTCACTAAAAACCTTAGCGCGTTTCTGGTTCCAACAAGTGACGCCACCTAGCAAGCCTTGGTACCGTTGTTTCGTCGTCAGGATCAAATGCGCGAGCTGCGATTAGTTGTGCTTCGCCGTATGCGGGCGCTGTTGGTGCTGTCAGTAACGCTACGTGGTCTAGTTTTGCTTCGACTCGTGTCAAGTGTCGGCGTCCGTCGTGTTTGCTTTCTTCGTTACGGATCGGCACGAAACCGACTGAGAAACCAGACACGTAACCGTTTTTGGCTAGCTCTAATGCTTCTCTTGCCCGTTCAGTTGGTGCTACCTCGAAATCAGCTATGAGACCGTGCTGGTCTTTTTCCCATGCGGCGCTACGTCCTATTGGCATGTTT